GCTGTCAAAGATAAAACACGGGCGTGCGCCGTAGACCCACTCCATGATCGAGACATCGAACTGCGCGTTGTGTGCGAGCACGGCTGTGCGGCTCCAGTCGATGCTGTTGAAGTAGTCTTGCAAGTCGTCGTGCCTGATCCAAGGCGCTTTGCCTGTTGCTCCGAACTCTTTGGCGCAAGCGCCGAATGCTTTAAAACGTGGGTCACGAATATATTCCTCTGTTGTCATTTTGGAGAGCGTGAAACTTTCTTTGTCCCAGCGCGTCTCGAAGTCGATTGCGATGATCGTGTCGTATGGTTTTGCCATCAGTTGTACATCCCGTGGTCGGGAGCCTCTACTTTGATTTCGTTGACGATAAGTTCGTGGGCTTCGCTGATAAGGCCCGCCACTTCAAACTCGTTGGCGTTGATGCCGACAAGGACACTCTTTGCGCCGTCAGACAGGATCAACACGCCGCCGAACGTCGCATCTTTTCCATAACACGTTGCCAGCAACGTCAGCACGCTGGCGAAGTGTTCCTTCTGTTGCGTGGTCATGTCCTGCGCGGCCTTCGTGATGGCCTCCACCGCTTTGTTTGCAATGTCTTTATTCATCGCGCCCCCGTATGAAGTGAATCAACGGCTCCAGCGTGTAGAGGTTCTGCTCGTTGATGACCATTGCCACGCCGCGAGACTCCGTGATTCTGGCTAGGTGGTCTTCTTGCAGCGCGGTGGTTGTGCCTTTGCCTGCCTTGGCCTCGATGGCCACAAACCTGCCTGCAACGCAGCACAGGAAGTCGGGCACGCCGCTGTTGCCGTAGCCTGTGCCGATAGGCATGGCGTAGTAGACGCCCTCGGCGTCAAGTATTTTTCTGATCTTCTTTTTGACCAGTGCTTCTGGCGTTGATGCCATGGTTGCTTCTCCGTGATGTGTTGGTAAAAGATCGGGGGTACGGGTAGATTCAGCGCCCCCGCCGCTGTGAGGAGTTGGTGAGCTGGGTAACGCGAGCTGAGCGCCCTCTCACCGACAAAGCGTACTTGCATCTACCGGGCTTGTACGCGTTGTGCAACCATGAACTCAGCTCTCGTGTTTGCTACAAATTTCGTCCAGCTTCATCTTGTAGTGCTGGGCTTTGTTGCCGTCGTCAGTGCCTTCTTTCTTGCCCTGACGCATGGCGTATTTGATGATGTTCCCTTTGAGGAAACCTTTGAATTCTTCGGGCGTGAGTACCGCCTCCATGACATGCCAAGGCTGCATGCCCATGTCTTTGTAGTGCGTGCCGCCGATCTGCACGGTGTCGGCTGTTGTCTGTGTCATGTTGCTACTCCTGAAGTTATTACTGTTCGTGTTTGTCCAGTCTTGGATTGTATGTCAAACGGCATGCGGGGCCTCCACAATAGGGCGCATCTTCTTCAAGCGCAAGCTCTCCATGACATCGGCCATGGCGGTCTCAAGCTGCTTGACGGTCACGGTCTCAAGCTGCGCATCATGAACCTCAATGAGCAGGTTCAAAGCCACAAGCTCCGGGCCTTTGGCGACAAACCGAAAGCTGTTGGCCACACCCCGGCGGGCCAGCGCAAGGATGGCATCTTGACCGGCGCGTATCTCCGGCTTCCAGTCCTCGCCTATGCCCCGGTTGGCCAGCGCTTCGGTGATGTTTGCAGCGTCAATCAGTGCGTCGATGTCGAAGCGCGTGGCTGCGCCAAGGCGCAGGTTGTTCATGGCATCGTGGTTGCGGATTTTGAGCGTGGTGCCTGCGCTGATCTCGTCAACTTTTTTCAGGCCCGCACGCACCCACGTCATGGTGTCCGGGATGATCTGCCGGGGTTTGTACTTGCTACGCTTTCTCACGGCTTCTCCTTCAAAACAATTTTCTCCAACTTCTCCACAGAAAGACACAGGTCTTCGTGCAGGTAGTCAGGCAGTTGGGTCTTGGTGCTGAACGCCCAGCTCTCCATCGCGGACAGCAGCTTGATCAGTTTGAGTGCGTCTTCTTTGGTCATGTGTTCCCCCTTGCTCGGATGTGTCTCGCAATGGTTTCGGTCAGGTTTTTGGTCAATTGCTGTGGGGTGAACTCGTGACCACCCGGGACAAAATCCCAACCTTCACACACCTTTGCACACGCCTCACGCTCATCAGCACGAACAAGCTCGGCAAAGGCTTCAAGGTCTTCGCGGCGCTCAAACGTGTGGTAGCTCCCATCTAAAGGAAATACAGCACCTGCTCTACGCGCCATCTCAATCACATCTCTCATAAACAACTCCTCAATGTCAACAGGCCCAGCATCAGCACGATGAAGGCCCACAGTATCCAGATCAACTGCCCGTCAGCCGGGGTTGGCTTGTCTTCGTCTTCGTTCATTTGATGATCCTCCTGAACGCGCCGCATCGGGCGCACTTGTACATACCCGGCCCAGTGATGGGCTCCCATCGGTGTTGGCATTCGCGCATATCAACCCCCGAAGATTTTGCGCAGCTCATCGTACAGCGCACGGGCTTGCTTGATGCTCAAGCTGTTGAGCAAATTCTCCGCGTTCCACACCAAGTCAAAAGTGTTGACCTGCGGCGCGGCTTCTGTCTTGACTTCCGGTTTGGCTTTTGGTTTTGCTGCCTTTGCTGCCTTTGGTGCGGGGGTTTGATCGGCCTTGCTCCGCTGTGTCTTCAAGGGCTTGTACTCCGAATGTTGTGCAAATATAAAGCCGTCACGGTTGACGATGTGCCCTTGCTTTGTGAACTGGCCTATCAGTGAGGACGTGGAGCCCTGTTTGTAGCCTTGCGCTTCGAGCGCGTTGAGAATTTCTTTGCGGGTCTTGCCGGGGTGCTTGACGATGTAATCGAACGTGGCGCGTGTCACGTTGTTGGTTGTGGTGAAGAACTGTCTGGGCATGGTTGCCTCCTTGGCTTTGGTGGTGATGGATTCGATAGCGGCTTCGCCGCCTTCGTCGTCCCAATCGGCGGGCAGTTGCGGATCGGGTTGGGCTTTTGCGAGCGCTTGCTCAAACGCGGTCTTGATGTCTGGCATGATGAATGTTCCTTACTTGGTTGCGATCTGGTTGATGGGTACGGCGAGGAGCCACTTGTTTCCGAGCAGGCGCAGCGAGCGAGCCCACTGGCGCATGTTGTGTCGCTGCACATGGACTGGTGCCCAGTCGTTGCAGAAGTTCTTACGGGCGAGGGTCAAGAATTTCGTGTTCATAGTGTGAACCTTCCTTTCGGAGTTGTTTGCCTAAAAGGTTGCACGATGTTGTGCAACAGCTTGTTGACAGGCCGAAGCCCGTGTTCGACAACGATGTCGATGTCGTTCTTGATGCCGAACAACGTGGTGAACGTCTCCAGCATTGGGTTGAGTTCCCTGCATGCGAACCACAACGCGTCCTCTAAGTTCAGCGCGTCGTCGATAACATAGTCTCCGAGTTCAACACGCACGCTGAAGCTCCCGATACGTGCGCTGTATCCGATTTTGTCCGGGTTGAGCCAAGAGCGCTGCGCCATCTCGATGAAGCCAACAACGCCTATCTTGTCGCGCCACGATGTCAGCTCCGCGATCCGTCTCGTATCAGCAAGAACGAAGCGTGCGTACCAAGTCGCTTGCGGTAGGAAACCCCTAGCTAATGGCACCGTGTCTATCTTCAAGCCTTCCAACTTAAAAGGAGAATTTGTTGAGGATGTCATCGACGGCTTTCTTGGTGTCTTGGCGCAGCGCTTCATCTTTGCGCAGGTCGGTGGGTGCGATACCGCACAGTGCCTTCTCCAACGCGCTGCGTGCGGCTTCGAGGTCCAGATCATTGACCACGTTGAGCGTCTTGGTCAAGTCGCACAGCTCCAAGGCACCATCGACAAGGCTGTCGTGGAACCTGCGAGGCTTGGCTTCACCCTGCACGTAGTCGGTAGTGAGGCGGTCCGACATGCGCTTGAGGTGGTCACCGATACGCTGGCGCACGTCCTGCATGGCCGCGTCCACACGCTCTTGTGCCACACGTTCGAGCTTGGCCTTGATGTCGTCCATCGCAGCGTTGCCCACATCCACACGGAAGTCACCCGCCGTAGGCACGGGCAGGTAGTTCACACGGAAGGCAAACTTGGTCATGATCTCGTTCTGTGAGGGGAAGTCGTTGCGCTGAAACATATCACCCAAGGCCATGGCCTGCGCTGTAATGAGCGTGGGGTAGATGTTGACGAACGACTCGACCATCATTGCGAACTCGTCCTCGAAGTCGTTCATCTTGGTAGCGAAGCGCTCGAAGTTGGCAGTAGGCAGCAAGCGCAGGCCCGAGTCAGACCATGGCAGCGTGTGGTCGTACACGTAGGTGCGAGCACGGCCGATCATCTGTTGAATAACCTCCAGCTCTGTGCGCCCTGCAAGCAGGTGCTTGTTGACGCGTGCTGCATCCTTGGCCGCAGCGTTCTTGGATGTGACGATCTCGTCTGTTGCGCCCCTGTCCAGCTTGCGTGCGGTCCACACGCTGGCGTTGAATTCGGTGAGCATGGCGCAGGTGTCGATGTTGTAGCGAGTTGTGTTCATGGTTGGTTCTCCTTAGTAAATGTTGGATGCGTTGGTGAAGTGTTGCTTGACTGCGCGCAGTGCGATGCGCTCAATTTGGGCTTGTTGGTACGAGACAATATTGGTGCTGACTTCGTGCATGTGGACCTGCAAGTAGTTCACAACGATCTTCTCCACTGCATCGACGACTGCGCGTTGTATTGCCTCGTCGTGATCTGCGAGCAAGACCGTGTTGGCCAGTGCGTTGGGTATCGGTTGGTTCATGGTTGGTTCTCCTGTTGTTGGTACATCATTTCGCAAAGCAGTATGGTGCTCTGCACCATCTGCCGTTGCTCGTCAGCGCTGACTGCGTAGAAGTCGTGCATGAATGCCACGACTGGTGGGCTAAAGCCCGGCTCCGAGTAGGTGCCGTAGATGATCTGCCCTGATTGGTTGAACGGGGGCCTGACAAAAAGGGGGCGCTCCCCTCGTCGGTACTGCCCCCTCGGGCGGAAGTCGAAGTCAATGCCTTTGCTCATGCTGCACACCTCACAAGGTTGATGCACGTATCACGCAGCGCGTTGGTGAGAGGTGCGCTGGTGGTGAACGCAGCCAGCACGTACGTGGTGCCGCTGCTACGGCACTTGGCCTCCACTGCGTACATGTAAGGTGTCCCGAAGTGCTGACGCCTGACCCGGAAGTCAAACATGTCCTCCGTGGGGGGCTTGAACAGTCTCCACTTGACCAGCTCGGGCTCGCTCATGGACGAATCCTCAACACCTTGCCTGCGCGTGGCATGAAGTCTTCGTTGTCCACGACACCCCACAAGGTCGGCATGTCGGTCATGCGGTAGTCGGACTCGATGTAGCCATCGGTCAGCATGATGACAGCCTTGGCCTTGATCTTGTGCTCGGCCACGTAGTCAGCAACACACGACACAACGGTGCCGCCACCGCCCTTGGGTGCAAGCTGCGTGGCAATGTCTTGGTACTGCTCGGGCTTGAACACCTGATCGCCGCACACCTCCGTGTCCCACCACAACATGCGCACGCTGTCTGGTCGTGTGTTCTGCACGATACGCGCCACTTCACCGAACACAACAGGGTACGCCCAGTGCATGGAGCCTGACGTGTCGCACGCAATGACGATCTCGCCAATGTTCTCGTCGAAGTGCGAAGGCATGATGAAGCCGGACGCAAGCAAGCGCTTGTTGGGTGGGCAAAAGCGTGAGTTCTCGTCGCCAACGCACACAGAACTGATGAAGTCCTGCAACGCATCACGCCAGTTGGTCACGCGCTCCTGCGCTGTGCCAAGGATGTCACGGCCACCCTCTTTATCGCCACGCATCTTGCGCACAAGCAACTCGCCTTGGCGGTTGGCATCGTCGACCATCTTGCCCAGCTTCTCGGACTCCTCGGGTGTCATGGGGTCACCACCACCCTCGCCGTTCATCTGGTGGTCGTCCATGGCCTGCGGCTGTTCGTCGGCATCCTTGAGCAACTCTTGCAGCACCTGCGGGTACGACATGCCCTTGAACTTCTCGTCGAACAGAATCTTGATCTTGGCGGGGAAATCCATGAACTTGCGCTCAGGGTCAAGCTCGTCGATCAGGCCGTTGACCACGTAGTCCATGGCCGCGTTGTTGATCTGCGGACCGAAGCGCTTGCTGTACCCAATGTACGCTGGCAAGACGCAGTGCTTGAGCGCCACGTGGAAGTTCTCGTGCAGCACAACGAAGCGCAGCTCCTTGCGTGTCAGGTCACTGATGAACGCTGTGCCGTACAGCTTGTCCTTGCCGTTGGTTGCAGCAGTGGGCATGTCATCACATGCCTCGGACTTGCCCATGCACACGATGCCGGACAGCAGCGCGAACTTGTGGTGACGCATCACGTCGATGTTGCACGCTTGGATTTTCTGGTTGGGGGTAAGTTTGTCAAAGCTCATGGTTGCTTCTCCTGTTGTTTAAGGTTCAGTTCGGTCGGATGGTAAAGCTCCGACATCTTTGGTTCGTGGTGGATCACGACAAAGTCAGACACACCGAAGTGCATGGCCCACAAGAACGCGACGGTGTCACGTGCTGCGATCACCATGTCCTTGGTGTGCGTGGCCTTGTCGAAGAACTCACGGTGAACAAGGCGCAGGGCCTTGTCCTTGATGCCGCGCCCTGCATACAGCGAGACAGCTGCCTTGCCCTTCGATGCGGTCAGCCACACCTTGGACACGATCACGATCTCGCCGTCAGCGTTACGGCAAAACAGGTTGATGTTCTGCGACTTGTCGTAACGTGCTGTCATTTCAGCTTGCTCCTCAGTGCGTACTCAGTGCCGTGCTTCACAGCAAACAGATCGCACATGGTTCGCAGCATGCGGTGCTTCTCCGCCTTGGGCGTGTCACGCGGCACGAACATGCGGTGCAAGATGGTGCGCTGCGCGATGCCGTGCCTTCCGGCCAACACCGTGGGGTGCCAGAAGCCGTACACGGAGAGCATTGCCCACCCCTCCTTGTACGCCGCTTTAGCGTCGAGCCGCAGCGCCCCTTTCGGGGTACGCAGCAGCTTGCTGACGTCTATGTCCACATCCACATAGTCGTACTTGTTCATTGCGCGTACTGTGCTCATGACTTACTTCGTGCTGAAGAAAATCTTGTGCGATGCCAAGAGCGAACCGAAGTTCGTCAACGACACATAGTGCGCAATGTTGGACGAGTTGGCCACGCTGTTGCAGAAGATCGACTGCATCTCTGTGCGCATGCGCAGCACGTACTCAACAACCTTGGCCGCATCGTCGCGCTTGTCAACGCGTGAGACGAACTGGAACACCTGCACAAGCTGCGCAGTGGGGTTGTCGGCCAGCGGCGCAGTCGCAGGGTCTTTGAGCACACGTTCGAGTGAGCAGATGTCACGGCCAAAGCGTACGAATGAAGACAGCGCCTCAGCAGTCGTGGCACCCAGCGTACCGATCAACGCAGCCTCAAGCGTGTCATCGTCGAGCACACCGTCACCAGCATCGAGCACGTCACCCGCTGCAACCAAGCTGCGCGGCGTAGCATATGCCAGTGCCATCGAGCGAGGATTGAAGATGTAGCCGTTGTCCTTGGACTGATCCTTGCCCTCGTGCTTGCCGCCCTTCTCGTAGTCGAGGAACGAGTCCATGACCTGAGCGTAGCTGTTGACGAATGCAATCACCGAAGCGTTGACGCCCTTGTCGATGGCCCACTGCACCCACTCGCCAGCGGTAGGCTTGCGCATCTTGACGAACACGAGACGGTTGCGCAGGTGCGCCTGAATGCTATCGCCAAGACCCTCAACAGCCAAGTTGGTTGCACAGAACACCACGCTACCCTCGGGCATGTGGTAGTTGCCAACGCGGCGCTCGTAGATGATCGGGGCCAGCACGTTCTTGATGAACTGCGGAGCCTTGGCGATCTCGTCGAGGAACACCATGATTGGCTTGGCATCGTTGACACCCATCTGATTGGTGCGCGATACACCGAAGCGCTCGTTTGGCAACTCACGTGACACGCCGTTCTCGCGGTCGAGGTCAGGCATCCACACAGAACCATCGGAGAGCTGTGTGCAATCGACAGGGTCAACTGCGATGTGGCCAGCGAACTTGGGGTGCTTCTTGAGCGCGTGGAACAGCGCGGTCTTGCCTATGCCGTTCTCGCCCTCGACGATGACGGTGCGCTTGTCGCCAACAGCGGCGATGAGGTTGAGGACTTGAGTGAAAGAAAGCATTTTGTTCATGATTAAGAACTCCTAGTGATGAAAGAAAAATTGAGAGGTTACTGGGGAGAACCGTTCTCCCCAGTTTTTGATATTGTATCTCATTTGTCCATTGTTTGACAACTCCTTTGCAAAAAGATTGATGAA